TTTTGTCGGGAGACGGAACCGAACTGCACTACTTGTCATATTCATTAAAGAACAGTAAAACACAAGTTGCAGTATCACAAAGGAGAAAGAAGCACAAACAGAAACGCAAAACTGAGAGACCTAATACTGTGGTTACATTACAGGGGAGGAAGCTTCAAACCAAATTGATATGTTTGTAGGGGTGGGGGTTGTTCCAATTCTCACCGGCCAAAAAAGACTTAGGGAAGGTGCCGAGCACGGGCCAATCCGAACCTTCCTTGCGACAGATTTGAGCATGATGTTCAGTCAGCTCAACAAGGTAGTCACCGGGGATCAAGGAAAGGTCTCCAATGTCCACCAGTCGATGGGGGATGGAAGGTTGACCAACCCATGCCAGACGGGGAAAGCGGGCCTTGATCCAGAGCAAAAGGGCAGAATGAACATTGCCAAAATCGCTCGAAGGGAGATCAGGGAAGAGAAGGTCGTCTTTGGGCTCGGGAGAAACGGAATGCTGCCGCTGAGAAGTGGGAGCGGGAGGAGGTGAGGTTGGTGTTCTAGCCACCGGTGGAGTACTAGGACGTTCCTGATCAACAGGATCATCGCCAGAGGAAGAACTGGAAGAGGAAATAGAAGAGGATCGTCGACGATCCTGTGAAGTGGAGGCATGCGGAGGAGCGGGCATGCTTGGACTAAGCGGGGGAGTTGGCCTAGTTGGTGATATAGGGTCGGGAGGCTGATTCGTCCCTGTCTCGCTCCCAGAGAGAGAGGCTGGATCCTAAGCTTTGACTGGACACACACCATGGAGATGGAGATCAAAAGAGACAATGATCTTAACCTTGGCAGGGCCTTGGAGGAGGAGCACTGGAGGTTCACCAATCAACACCTTCGGCTTCAATTGCTTTGCAATGTACACATTGAAGGGCACATTGGCAGTTGGATGATAGGAATTGGTAGCGACGACAGGGCAAGGTCCAAAAGCGGTCGTAGTCGGGGAGGTCCAGGAATCAGGCACGAGGGTGGCGTAACAGGTGCCAGCGCACCAGATGGAAATGTTATCGATGCCGACGAGTGTGCGAGTCTCGGCATACTTTTTAATGAGTGTTTCATCAAGGAACTTGATGACCTTGATGACGTCGGGCTGGATCTCTACGGTGGGGGAAAGGCGGATGGTCTCGGCATTGATAGCGCCAAGAGGGCCCATAACTTGTTGTCCATCGGCCATTGCTAGAAGAAGGTTAGTGGTTAGTAGTTCAAAAGGAGAAGGAGTGCAAAGATATTGAAAATACTTGAGAATACTTAATCAAGGCTTATAGGGTCAGCCCATGGAAGTCAACGAGAAGAATTGTTTCAGCAACCGGGAGGGTAGAAGCTTCAAAGGGATGTGGGAGTAGGCAGCTATGTTGATGGTCTTAAGATGGGGCACCAAAGTCGAGTGACGAAAACAGAAGTCGATGGTCCACTGTTGCGCTTCCTGGGCAAGAGGTGGAAGATATTGATAGAGAGCATCACCGCAATCATAGGCAAACTGAGCTTCCAGGAAGTAATTGTCCAAGACTCTTTCCAAATCACCACGAGCTTGTCGGTAAACAATCTTCAAGGCCAGAAGAATCGGATGGCGAACGACTCCGCAAGGATACATGAGCCAACCACAAAATTCAGGAATGTCCGAGTAAAAAGTTTTGCCGACGAGTGAAAAGTGGTGACTGAGCTTCTGCCAGGAGGGATGATCCGTAAGTGGGCCGAAGAACAAAGAGTCGTCGCCAGAGAAGGCGCAAGCAAGCGTCCGAGGGATGTGGTACCGAGTTTCCATGTAAGCCATGTTCCAGAATGTGTTGAAGTCATAAGTCCCGAATTCGCCTGTGAACCGCATGATCGCCGAAAAGCCAAATTGTGTCCGCATCGAAAGCTTGATCCACCTGTAGAGTTCAACCAGAGAAGTAGGAATTCCGCAATACTCCATGAAGGCCAGCTCGAAAGACAAGGTTTCCTCAGTGCA